ACCCACCTGCACCGGGTGCTCCGTGCACACCAGTTCCTGCGTGTGCTCCGCGCTCAGCACCGCGTCGAAGAAGTAGGTGGTAGGGCTCTGCGCCGTGGCCTGCGACTGTATAGCGCCCGGGTTGCCGCTGCTGGACGGTTGCGCCGCGGGCAAGGTGCAGGTCATGGAGTACAGCAGCGTCTGCCCGCCCCACTGCGGCGGGCGCCACGCCCCGGCCAGCAGGGTGCTCAGTGTGACGTTCAGGGTTGTGCTGAAGGCGCCCACTTTTTAGGCGTAGCTCCCCTGCCGCCAGGCGAAGTTGCTGGCCGCCGTCTTGCGCTGTGCCTCGCTCACGCCGTCGCGCACGGCGCGCTTGATGTCATCCGGGCTGGCGTTGCTCTTGTTCACGTACACGGTGACGTTGCCCGGCGAGTAGCCCTGCGGCTGCAGCGTGGCCGTACCAACGTCCGGCGGGGCCATAGAGCTCTGCTGGCTGTAGCGCTTATACTTGTCCAGCCACTGCAGGTAGTACTCGTCGTGCGTGGGCTGCCCGGGGGGTGGCGTACCGTGGCCGTAGTAGTCGTACGTGGCCTGGAAGGCGTCCCCGCCGTGCTTGTGCAGCGCGTCCAGGAACATGCCGATGCCAATGGACATGTTCGTGTCGGGATCGTTCAGGTTCTTGCCAGGGTAAAGTTCGCGGCCCTGCTTGTCACGTGGGCTTATCTGCATCAGTCCGATGTTGCCCGTCACGCTGGGCTTGGTGTTAAGATTAAAACCAGACTCCTGCTCGATAAGCGCCAGTATGCCAGCCGTTTCCTCCGGCGAGGCGCCCTTGTCGCGGGCTATTTTCCGGGCGTGCTCGATGATTTGCGCCTTGGTCAGCTGACCGTTGCCCACGATGGCGTTGTAGGCGCCGGTGATCTTGTCCATGCCCTCCGGCAGCTCCTTCAGCGTGCCCGCAATATTCTTTAAGATCCACCACAGCAGCTGCAAAATGGGCACGATGACGTTGGACAGCTGGTCGGCAAAGAAGGGAATGTTGGTCTCGAACCACCGCACGAAGCGGTCCAGCTGGTGGTCAGCGTTGCTGTCCGTACCGAACAGCTTGCACACGATGCTGCTGGCCAACTGCATGCCGAAGTACTGCACGGCCACGCCGAAGCGCGTGAACTCCTGCTGGATATCCCGCAAGTTACGCATGCGCTTCTCGAACTCCGGGCCGCCCAGCTGGGCCATCATAAAGGCTTGATCTTTTACCAGCTGGTGGAAGCGCTGCGCCAGCTCTGGAGGCCCCCACTGAATTTGCTCCAGGCTGTAGCCCAGGGCCTCCTCCGCGATCTTCATCTTCTTGGCGGCGTCCACCCCGATGAACATCGTGCGGGCGTATAACTGAAATGCGAGGTCTTGCTGGCTGACGTTCTTCAGCAGCGCGGCAGTCCCGGCGGCGATCGCGGCCAGCACGCCCACGACGGCGGCGCCCGCGGCCACTAGGCCGCCAGCCACGATTCCTGCAGTACCAGCCGCGGCAGCGGCTCCGCCGCTCTCACCGACCATCGCCCTGGCCAGCTTTTCCACGGCGCTGGCGGCATTCCTCAGCGCCTCCTGGAAGCGCTTTAGCTGAGGGTCGTTTACCGCGAACCCTAGCTCTACCAAATAACTGCGGATGCTCTCGATGTCGCCAGCCATTTTAAGCGTTCACCATTGCCAGCCGAGCCCTGGCCTGCACTTCCGCCAGCTGCTGCGCGTCCAGCACGTCGTGAATTTCAACTAGGTTCAAGAAGTTGTACGTCCCGTCCCACAGTTCGTGCTGGCGCCATAGGCCAGCCATTACCGGGCGGTACAGGTAACCGTCTACCGCGGGGAGCTGGCCGGGGTCAGAGCTGGGAGGCTCGCCAGCAGCATTTCCAGCATCCCGTCGTCGAAAAAAGGTTCTAGGTTGAAGACCAGCGAGTGAATGGTAAGAGCTAGGGCTTCCGGCAGGCTGGGCTCCTTGACGTTCCAGCGCCCGTCCTCGCGCAGCAGCGGCATGGGCACCACCTGGTCGGCCACCACGGTGAGCCGCTGCGTGGCCGCAAAGCACTTGGCCTGCAGGCTGCGAAACTCGTCCTCGGCGAACTGCCCGAAGATCTCGGGCAGTAGCGCGCCCAAGTTCTGCTGCGAGATGTTGCCCTTTAGGTTGCAGCTAAGGGCCTTGGTCAATAGCTGCATCACGATCCAGCTGCCCGCCTGCGGCGTCATGCGCAGTAGGCGGTACTGGTCGGCGGCAAGCTTGATGTCCTTCGTGGCGGGGAACTCCTTCACAAGCTACCTCCTTTGTTAAATGTTAACTATGCTGCAGGCTTGCAACATCCAGGTGATCTTGCCGCCCTGCGCGGCGTAGGTCTTGTCCGGTATCTTGCTGAACGCCACGCCCGTGAGCAGGTGCTGGCTGCCGTCCACGATGTTGCGCAGCGACATGGCTCCGGCAGCCCAGTTGGTCACGTTGCCGTTATCGGCGGCGGTCTTTAGCAAGTTATACAACCCCAGGAACAGCTGGTGCAGAATGCTGGTCTGCTGCACCTCGATGGTGACGGTGCCGCTGTCTCCGGCAATGTAGCTGGGCATGACGGTCCCGTCCGCCGCCGTGTCCAGGCTAGTGCGCTCGGTGTGCATGCTGATGGTGAACTGCCCCTGCCCAATTTGCCCGGCGAACACGATGGGCGCGGGCAGTAGCGGGTTAGTGAAGCTGCCGCTGGTATCCTCGAAGCTGTAGGTGGCCGACTGTGCCGACATTGTAAGTTCTCCTTGTTACTGCTGGATGTAGACGCCTACCACCAAGCTGTGAACGGCCCCTGCCTCGATGATGGCCGTGTAGATGGGCATGGCCTGCCGCGCCGCCCGGTTAGCGGGAGTTTGCGTAGAGTAGCTCGGCGCCAGGCTCATGTAGCCCGCGGGCAGCGGGTCGCCGTCCACCAGGCTCTGGCTGGGCGAGAGCACGATGCTCGGCCCGGTCCAGGTGCCGGGGCCGATGTAGCCGCGCGTGACCGCCGCCTGGCACGCCTGGTTCACGGCGTGAATCAGCTGCGTCTCGCCCGGGTCGGTCTGCGGCACGGCGGGGCTGCCCGTCAGCAGGTTCATCACGCTGAACTGTATGGCCGACGTCAGCATGTCGCGGTTTAGAATCTCGTCCGCGAACGTGTTGGTGGTCGGCGTGGTGCCCTGCTCTAGGATGACGTAACTGTTGGCATAACCCACGTACAGGTTGACGTTGTTGGCCTCGATGGTGTTGACCTGCGTCTGGTTAAGCGGCTCGGCGGTTACGCCCACCATGACCTTAAACTTCATGGTGAAGTAGCTGCCCGCCAGGCCCGTGTTCAGGCCCATCATCACGCCCATGGCCGCCGCCGCGGCATAGGTATTGTTGGGTGCTGTGCCGCCCTGGGTAGTGCTGTACAAGATCAGCGCGCGCGTGTAGTTGGCCGCGGCCAGCGTAGCGCCCAGGTTGCCCGCCGCCCCGGCTAGCACGGCGGTGTCGCTGGTGGTGTGGAAGTAGAAGCTGGGCGGCTGCGCCGTAGCCTGCAGGTAGGGCACGATCGCTTCGGCGTCCGCAGTGGTCGCTCCGGTCCATAGGCACGCATACCACACCGAGTTAGCTGCGCGGCAAGCTGTGAGCGCGATAAGCGGCGTCTCGCCCACGTCGCCTGTGGTGGTGACGGTCAAGCCGGTACCGCTACCCGTGGTGGCTGTAGTGGTGGCGCCCACGGCGGCGGTGTAGCCCGTGCCGCCGCTGATGATCGAGAACGTACCTACGGGGCCAGTGCTCCCGCCGCCCGTGATGGTCAACACCTTGTAGATGGCCAGCTTGCCAGCCGTGCCGCCCGCAATGGTGCCCACGTCGCCCACGGCGTAACCCGTGCCCGCCGCATCCAGGGCAGCCCCGATCAGCGCCGTCAGGTCCTGCCGCCCCACGCACAGCGCCACGGGCGGCAGCGACTGCTCGAAGTACAGCTGCGCGGCCAGGTACTCCGGGTCCGTCGGCTGGAACCCATAGGTGGCCATCGCGGCCAGGCTGCTGAACTGCACCACGCGGCTGCCGGTGCCGACGCT